TTGACAGAATGGAGACGGCAATTATCCTGTTCACAAAAATGGAATCAAGGATCGCCGTAATAGAAACGGAAGTCAAGCACATCAACGAGAAGCTTGACGACATGAAAAAATAGGGCCGTTTGGGGGGAGAATGTACGGCATCCTATCACTTTTAAAATCCTTGAAAGGGAAAGACGCAATGCGGAGAGTGTTAAAAATAGCTCAAGAATATCCTAACGCTCGTCCAGTTAGAAATATGAAAAATCCCGTGTTTGATGAAAAATCTAGGCTTAACAACGCCATAAACTTAGCAGAAGGGTCCGATAGGTATCTTAATCCTTACCCCGGAACATTCATGAATTACGTAAGGCACAAGATTCCTAACCGTGGAATGTTCGGAGACCTTGCCAACTGGTACAGGTTAAATCCTGAAAAAATGAAAGTCATGAATGACTGGCACATGGAAATGGGGAGCAAGAGTCCTTGGTCTCAGGGTTTCATGGATAAAATGATACAGCATGACATAGCGGAGATGGCAAGAACAAATTTCGCCATGAGAAATTTAACTGGTCATGAAAAATACATGCTTGCCATTGCAAAGCAAAGGAAACAACAGGCCCTTCAAAGGAACGCTAAAATACTTCCGTTCAGGAGACCGGAATAATGGCGAACATAGATCATTTATACAACGACCCAGACTGGATGTTACAGGCCGGACTGGCAGACATCGAGTTCGAACAGGACATGTACGATGACATCGTGTATGGGAAACCTGCTGAACAGCCTGACTGGAAGCGGGAAGCTTTATTAGATGAGATGATGATGGAAAACTTTGAACCTCTCGCCGATTATGATGAATTGGCCTTGATGGGACTAAGAAAGCACGCCATGGAAGGACCCATGAGATACCTTTACAATGAAAAGATGAAAGAAGGCAGGAAAGCAGGTTACTTAGGCCAAGCATCATGGGACGATCTCCGGCCAGATCGTGCACCAAGCCAAATAGATCTTAATCTTGATCAAATTATTTACGGAATGTATCCAGGAAAGTCAGGAATGGAAGGAATTGGAAAATGGGATCCAGCTAAAGGGTCTCTTCAGGATTACATTTCCGACATTTACAGACATGAGTACAAGCATCCATTGTTCAGCAAATATATACAACCTCTCCCAGGTAAGGATGAGAGGCACTCTGAGCTTAGGGAGCATAATCTTAAAAAAAAATACGATAAAATTAGAAGACAATATAGGTCAAATGATCCCCAACACGCACTCATACACGCCACAGGGGCCCTCTATGATAAGAGTGGACAGATGAGTGATTTTGATTTCAGAAACCTCAACCAAGTTACTCCAGAAGGTAAACAATTTTCAGGAAAACTTTTAGATTACGGAAAACAGCTACACCGGGGTTTAAATACACACCCTGGATCCGCACCACCATCACGCGCACAACAGCGACTTAACACTGGCGGAATTGTGTCACTTATGATATAATGCGTCGTGCAATTAACACAGAAATATAACTACGCAGATTTAAAAAGACAGGATGGCGCAGTCAGGTTATACCTTACACCCGATGGCGAAAGCCTACCCTCCGTCACCACGGTGCTGTCCAAGACAAAAGACAAAAGCGGTTTAGACCAGTGGAGAAAGCGCGTGGGGGAGAAAACGGCCGAAAAAATTATAGCCGATTCGGCCAGAATTGGAACGGCGCTCCACCTATATATAGAACATTATGTGAACGGACACGGGTACAAGGATCTTACGGATGTGGGTAAAAAAGCGCAGACGATGGCCCAGGTCATTATTGATGAGGGGCTTAAGGACGTCACTGAGATTTGGGGTTCTGAAGTTCATCTGTATTATCCTGGCAAGTATGCTGGGACTACTGACATGGTTGGACTATACAAGGGAAGGCCTGCCATTATTGACTTCAAACAGACAAACAAGCCAAAGAAAAGAGAATGGGTACAGGATTACCTAATGCAGCTGGCCGCTTACGCCCACGCACACAATCATTTATTTAACACGGAGATTGACCAAGGAGTTGTTCTTATGTGTTCACGTGACCTTCTTTTTCAAAGATTTGAGCTTACCGGGGAAAACTTTACCAGAGCCCTGGATTCCTTCATGAAGAAGCTTGACTTATACGGTCAAAGCATTATATAATACATACAGGATGCCATAATGGGTCCTACTAAATCTTGCTTAACAGGAGGTTATTATGAACGAGCTAGATCTAATACGTAACCATTTTCTTGGTTTTCACAACGACTTTTTTGAAGGATTCAGAAGAGTCACCACTTATCCCCCATACAACATTAAAGAAAAAGATGACTTAGGAGTCATTGAATTTGCTGTTGCCGGGTTCACTGAGAAAGATTTGAAAGTTGAGGTTAAAGACCAAACCTTGCATGTTTATGGATGTAAGGAAGATAAAAAATCAGAGGACTTTTACCACAAAGGAATATCGGATAGAACTTTCCAAAAAAAGTTCAAACTTCATGAACACATTGTGATTAATGGAGCGGAGCTAAAGGACGGTATTTTAAAAGTGGCATATCACAGAGATGTGCCGGAATCCGAAAAACCAAAACAGATAAAAATTAAATCCAACTAGAAAGTTCCTCGCCACTGATTTCTTTGGCGATGTTAACCTTTTTTCGAAGGGACTGTATGATTTTTTCATCCACAGTCCCTTTCGCTACTAAATCTATGTACAGAACCGGATTTTTTTGCCCTATTCGGTGGGCACGGTCCTCAGACTGTATTCTCTTCTCCAGATCATAATTGTTTGAGTAATATATTACGGTGCTGGCCTCCGTAAGAGTTATACCATATCCACCAGTTTGTGTGTTTCCTATAAAGAATCTTACCTTTGAATCAGGATCCTGAAACCTTCGTATGCATGCCTGCCTTTCATCAGTTGGCGTTGCGCCGTAATATGTACAGCACGACTCTTTTCCAAAATCGCTCAAAGCTATGCTGGCTTCAATTCTTTCAATGTCATGGATGTAATTTGCCCATATGATCACCTTTCCGGTTGTCTCCCCCAGTATGTGCATTAATTCATCAAGCCTGTTGGTGGTAAGATTCATGGTACTTCCGGTATCCAGCTTCATATGCCCACACGTAATTTGATGCAATCTAATTAACTGTGTGAGCACATTCAGCGCGGTTGTAGACTGCCCCTTCAATTGCGCTATGGCGTTCTGTTTCATTTCGCCATAAGCTTCTTTTTGTTCGTCAGTTAGTTCTACCTCACGTTTAGAGTACGTTTTGGGTGGCAGGTCCAAACAGTCCTTTTTTAAAATTCTGTACGCGTGTGGAGAAACTAATTTTCCCAATTGTGCTAAATTCCTGAACTTTACTATCTTTTGGTATTTATGTGTTCCACCAGCTGCATTGGCTGTTATCATCACAGCGTATCTGGTTCTAAATGCGTAATAACTTTGCTGTCCCAGTATTTCCGGATCAAGGAAATCCATCTGCGCCCACAGGTCCATGGGTGACTGTGTGACTGGGGATCCCGTTAATATTCTTCTGTATTTAGCTTCTTTGCCCAGTGATAATATATTCTTTGTTCTTTTTGCTTTTGGATTTTTGATCGTGGTGCTCTCGTCAATAATCATCATTGACTTGAAATTTAAAAACAGTGCGGCATATTTTAATCCTTTTTTTGTGGATAAGGCCTCCACGTTCATGACAAATATTTTTAATTTATATCCTGATTCCCTTATATTCTTTAATTGCGCTTTATATTTTTCACTGGCGGACGGTTTCCATGCCAGAACGTCTGCTTCTATATAGTCAGGAATGTGAAGTGGTATTTCCTGCTCGACCCATGTCATGTAAGTTCCTTTAGGGGCTACTACAAGAAGCCTGTCTATTTTTCCCTTGTTGTACAGTATACAAGCATTATCCAGCGCTATCTTGGTCTTGCCTGTTCCCATTTCTGCGAATATGGCAAATGACTCTTTGTTCCAGCACTTCTTTAGCGCATCCTTCTGATGCCCGTATGGCTCTGTCTTAAATTTATACATTCTTAATTCTTGCTTTTAATTATAACATATGTTATAATACTAATCAAGAAATAATAATGACAGTTTTTATACCACAAGTAATGGATTATAATGTTCGCTCTGCAGAGAAGTTTGGGGAGTTGGAAGTTATGCTTCCGGACAGAAAACAACTTATTTTTTCTGCTGGTCCGTTAGTAGTTGAGCTTAGGCAAAAATTAAGAGACTTTTCTGACAAGGACTACTTGCTTTTAATCGGAGATCCTGCTATAATAGGGGTCTGCTGTGCAATAGCCGCAGAATATAATAACGGAAGATTCAAAGTTCTAAAATGGGATAAAAGGGAATTTCGTTATTATGACGTAGAGATAGATTTGAGAGGTAAGAATGAATGAGTTGATTAATCAAATGGCAAAAGACGCTGAAACCATACCTGAAGATAACATGGGTAAGATTGGTGCAGTGGCAACTGATATTGCTGAAACAGACGATGAAATTTCAAAAATAAAAATAAGATTAAAAAAGAAGGAAGACTATAGAAGATTACTTTCAGAAGAAGTTTTACCCAGTCTTTTTTCAGAAGTGGGACTGTCGGAATTAAAATTAGCCGATGGTCGAAAGATAAAGGTTTCCGAGACATACAGGGCGTCTATTAAAATAGAAAATAGAAAAGCTGCGTATGCTTGGCTAAGACACAATGGATTTGGGGATTTAGTAAAGAACCAAGTCACTTGTAGCTTTGGAAGGAATGAAGATGAGAAAGCTAGCAGACTTATATCCGATCTCTCCGAGAAAGGATTAGAGCCTGCACAACGCGAGTGGGTCGAACCTTCCACCCTTCGCGCATTCGTCCGTGAACAATATGAGAGTGGCCGGGATCTTCCTATGGATCTTCTTGGTGCCTATGTTGGTCACAAAACAACAATTAAATCTGAATAAGGTAAACATGAATAAAGTAAAAACTAAAGAGACGACCTTAGACCTTGCGGTTCTCGCAGAGGACTCTAAGTCAATGAGTGGATTTGGTTCGCTTAATCTGGCGAGGGATACAGCTATCCCCTACATCAGCATTCTGCAAACATCAAGTCCCCAAGTTAATCCATCCAAGGCGGAATACATAGAGTCCGCTAAAGCTGGACAACTATACAATACAGTTACACAAGAAACCTTCGATACAGTCGAAGCCATTCCCGTTTTCTACCACTTAAAATATGTAGAGTGGAAGCCTAGAGAGCAGGGTGGAGGGTTTATCGCTTCTCATGATGCCGATAGTGGCGTCATAGGACAGACTAAACGTGATCCCATGACAAACAAAATGGTGTTGCCTAACGGTAACCATATTGTTCAAACAGCTTATCATTATGTTTTAATGATGACTGGCGGAGGATACCAAAATGCGGTGATTAGCATGTCTTCAAGTCAGCTTAAGAAAAGCAGACGATGGAACAGCCTAATGCTATCGCAGAAAATTAAGGGTCCATCTGGGATGTTCACTCCCCCTACATATGCGTTTACTTACAAGCTAGCGTCTGTAAGTGAATCCAATGACAGAGGAAGTTGGTTTGGTTTTTCAATTGAGAAAGGTTCTCAGGTAACTGATGCTTCCATTTATGGTGAAAGCAAAGCATTTGCCCAATCTGCATCAGCCGGTGCGGTAGAAGCAAAGCCTCAGGAACCAAAACTAATCCAAAAGAACGAAACTGAAGAAGAAACCCCACCATTTTAATAGAAAGGGACTGGGGGTTTCGTGGAAGTTGAAAGATTTAAATCTATATTTGAGGGTTTAGACATAGCTTATGGTCAGCACCAACCAAACGGTTCGCGTGCTGACGGTAAGCAGCAAGGTAAATCTTATATTGTTAGACAGGAGGTAACGAATGAGCTCTGGCAAAAACATCTGGAGGGGGAGGGTCCGTCTCTTGGCATTATTCCTATTAGGGCTGATAATACTACTAAGTGGGGATGCATTGATATTGATAGCTATCCTCTGGATCATCGTGCTTTATTCACGAGGATCAGAAAATTAAAAATACCATTAGTATACTGTAAATCAAAAAGCGGTGGAGCGCACCTGTTCTTGTTTCTCAAGAAAACAGTTTCATCAAAACTAGTAAGAAACAAACTAACTGAAATAACTTCTCTTATTGGCCATTCAACAGCGGAGATATTCCCAAAACAATCAAGCATATCACTGGAAAAAGGCGATCTTGGCAACTTTTTAAACTTGCCCTACTACAACGGAAACAAGTCAGTTAGATACGCGCTGAAGGAAAACGCAACATCGGCTACACTGGAGGAATTCTTTGGTATATATGAAAAAAACATTGTGGATGATTTAGATTCCATCGCTTCCCCGGAAGTTGAAACCGTAAAGGACGGTCCTCCGTGTCTTCAGGCTTTGTGCAGTCAGGGATTTCCCACTGGAACAAGAAACAACGGACTGTTTAACATTGGCGTTTATTTAAAGAAATTTGATCCAGATAACTGGGAAAAGTTACTGGAAAAATACAATCAAAAATACATGAGTCCCCCCCTTGATCACAAGGAAGTTACCGTGGTGGTTAAAAGCCTGGAAAAAGGATATCAGTACAAGTGCAAGGACCAACCCATTAATTCATTTTGCAATGTCAATGTTTGCAAGACAAGAAAACACGGGGTTGGGGCGGAGAATGTATCACAGCAGTTGGGGGCATTATCCAAACTGGAAACAGTTCCGCCCATATGGTTCCTTGAAATACCCACTGATGACAATGAGGAGGATTTAAAGATACAACTATCAACGGAAGAGTTACAAATACAAACAAAGTTTCAGAAGAGGGTCATGGAAGTATTGACCATGATGCCTCCTTTGATGAAGGCGTCTGATTGGCAGCAGCTGGTTAACTCAAAGATGGCAACAGCTTTGAAAATACCGGTGTCAAGTGACGGATCTGTGTCCGGACAGTTTTTAGCTCACCTCCAGGAGTTCTGCACTGGAAGGACACAGGCACAAACAAGGGATGAACTTCTTTTAAGAAAGCCCTGGACGGAAGCGATGCCGGAAAAAAATGAAAAGACGGGAAAGGAAGAGGTTATCACGCGCACCTACTTCAGGCTCGTTGATCTTCATTCGTATTTAATAAGAAATAAATTCACGCACTACAGCAACACCGGCCAGATTGTTGCGGAACTACGCAGCATAAACGGAATACACAAATTTTGGAAACTTAAAAACAAGGGCATAAATACATGGGGTATACCTGCCTTTGACGATCAGGATTCAGAACATGAAGTTAGGAAACAGGATGCAACACCATTCTAAAACAAAAAGAAATATAACTGACTTAAAATACGTGGAATCAGAAAAAGGATACTTTAACAATTTATGGCAGTCAATTAGATATAGAAAAAATACTAATAATCTTAGAGGAAGAGACCATATTTTAGAGTTATGGAATAAACATAAAAAAGAATATGGCTGTCGCTGCAGATACACTGGAATTGAACTTACTACTAAACGATCAACTGGAGAAGGTTGGCAGAAAAGTAGACCTACTAATATATCGATTGACCGTGTAGATCCTAGACTTCCTTATGAAGAAGGTAATATTGTCTTTTGTACATGGGAATTTAATAACAGAAAAAGTGGTGTTACGCCCGAGGATTGTAAAATAATACTGAAAGTATATGAGGAGAACCGTGCCAGAAATTAACATAATAATGGGGCCACCTGGCACCGGGAAAACGGAGAATTTACTTCGGATCGTGGACCGGGAACTAAAAGAGGGCACATCCCCCAACAGAATTGCTTTTGTCAGCTTTACAAATAAAGCGACCGACGAGGCACGTGATAGGGCAAAGACTAAATTTAATTTAACTGATAATGATTTTCCTTACTTCAGTACACTTCATGCTTTTGGTAAAAGACAGCTTGGATTTACTAAATCAGAAGTAATGGACAAAAATGATTACAGGGAATTTGCTGATAATTATGGTGTGGAACTAAAAACAGTTAGCATGGATTGGGATGGAAATGGAGTTTTCACCACGGACAATAAATACTTAAAGGATATAAATAAATCAAGAATGCAAAGGCTGGAACTTCAGGATTACTATAACAAAGCTAATTTAGAATATCCCTGGAATGAATTAATATGGGCCTATAGGTCACTGGAAGAATATAAATACGAATCAGGAAAATGTGATTTCACTGACATGCTATCACAATATGTAGAATTTGGTCCTACACCCCCTCTTGATGTTGTCATTGTGGATGAAGCGCAGGATCTTACCAGATTACAGTGGGACATGTGCGAAAAGATGTGGAAGAACGCCAAAAGGGTTTACATAAGCGGTGATGATGACCAGGCAATCTTTAGATGGGCCGGCGCTGACGTTGAACATCTTATAAACATGAAAGGCAACCAAAGTGTTTTAAAGCAGTCACACAGATGTCCGGCAAAGGTTCACAGGATAGCGCAGGAGATAGTAACAAGAATCAGGGAAAGAAGAGAGAAGGAATGGAATCCACGGAATGAAGATGGGGATCTACAATTTCATGCTTATCCCGGAAGCGTGGATGTGGGCGAAGGAAACTGGCTTCTATTGGCTTCATGTAAATACATGTTAAAGGATTTTGAAGAAGAATTGCGTTACAGAGGACTTCCATACACTAAGTACGGGGAGCCCCCTGTCAGCAAGAGCCTGCTCAGGGGAATAGATTCCTGGGGAAGGCTAAATGATTTTGAGGATATATCATATAATGATGTTGCTTCAGTTTACTCAAACTTAAAAAGTGGCATTGGAGTGGCAAGAGGATTTAAAAATCTTAAGACACTGGAGGAAGGAAAATCTTACAACGCGGAAGAACTGGTAATGCACCACGGACTTCTTAGTGCAGGAGATCCTTGGGACATTGCCTTTAACATAGGGGATCAGGACAAGTCATACATAATGTCCATGGAAAAGCACGGTGGTTTAAGGGCCGATGCAAAAATAAATTTGAGCACCATTCACATGGCTAAGGGTGGAGAGTGTGATAATGTTGCGCTCATGACAGACTTATCAAGGGCCAATAGAGACGAAATGGAAATTAATTCCGACGACACAAACAGAGCCTTCTATGTGGCCGTGACACGAGCCAAAAAATCACTGCATATAGTTCGATCAGAATATGGGGGATTTATACTATGACTACTATGACTAAAGAAGAAATACTGAAGAAAGCTTCTGAATTAATTAGCAGCAAAAGACAGAGTACCCACGGTGACTGCTTTAAAAATCATTCACAAATAGCTGATTTATGGAGTGTTTTCCTTGATGACAAACTAAAGACAATGAAGGAAATAACGCCAGGTGACGTGGCTGTAATGATGTGCTTGCTTAAGATTTCGCGCTCCACCATGGGCGATTTTAACCTGGATGATTTTGTTGATGGTGCGGCATACATGGCGATAGCAGGAGAAATGAACAATGGATCTATTTAACCGGGACGAAATAAAATCAGAGTGGGTTCATCCTACCGAGTTTCCTTCAATGAAGGGAAAGAAGGTAGTGGCAGTTGACCTGGAAACATGTGACACAGACCTAAAGAAAATGGGCCCAGGATGGCCAAGACAGGTTGGAAAGGTCATAGGCATTGCCGTATCCAGTGGTGATTTCACTGCGTACTACCCAATTGCCCACGATGGTGGTGGAAATATGGACAGGAAGCCTGTCCTTAAATACGTAAAAGAAATATGCGAAGATGAATCCATTCAGAAAGTATTCCACAATGCTCAGTATGATATTGGATGGCTTAGCGTTTTAGGAATTGAAGTAAAGGGATACATACATGACACCATGATTGCAGCGGCGCTGCTTGATGAAAACAGGTTTTCATACGCTTTAAACAGCATCGTCAGTGAATTTTTAGGTGAGTACAAGGACGAGAAAGTTCTTAAGGCTAAGGCTGAAGAGCTGGGTGTGGACCCCAAGGCAGAGATGTTCAAAATGCCTGCTGAATTTGTTGGCGAGTACGCGGAAGCTGACGCTAAATTAACATGGCGTCTTCATGAACGGTTGATAACGGAAATAGAAAAAGAGGAACTTGACCGCGTCTATGATGTGGAGTGCCGTTTAATCCGTGTTATATTTAACATGACCAAGCGTGGCGTGCGAGTGGACATGGATAAGGCTTTTGGGCTTAAAAGAAAATTACTTAACAAGGAAAAACAATACTTAAAAAGAATAAGGGATCTTACAGGATTAAATGTGCAGGTGTGGGCCGCACGTTCCGTTGCCGCAGCTTTTGACAGCGCTAACCTGGAATATCCCCATACTGAACTGGGCGCTCCTAGTTTTACACAAACATTTCTTGAAACACATTCTCATGAATTGCCAAGAATGATTACCAAAGCAAGAGTCTTGAATAAATTACAGGGAACTTTTATTGACGGTATTGCAAGATATATTCATAACGGAAGACTTCACGCGCACATAAATCAAATAAGGGGAGATGCGGGAGGATTTGTGGGTGGAACCGTAACAGGAAGATTTTCCATGTACGCCCCCAATTTGCAGCAAATGCCCATAAGAAATGAATTTGGATCGGAACTTAGAAAGATATTCATTCCGGAGGAAGGGGAGGACTGGCTGTCAGCTGACTATTCCCAGCAGGAGCCACGAATTCTTACCCATTTCGCAATTTTAAACAAGAACGCAGGAGCGGAAGACGTTAAATCAGCTTTTGTCAAAGGACTTGATTTTCACAAACAGACCGCTGAAATGGCTGGTATACCCAGGAGATTGGCCAAGACGATTGGACTTGGAGTTATGTACGGAATGGGTTATAAAAAACTGGCGGTTGATTTGGACATAAGTCCCAAGGAAGCCAAGGAAATGCTTACCCAATTTAGGGAGAAGGTTCCTTTCATGCAGGGAATGCTCGAGGCGGTTATGCTCAGAGCAAATAAGATAGGGTCAATAAGAACTTACCTTGGAAGAAGATGCAGGTTTGATTTATGGGAACCTAACTGGTTTGAAGTTGATCCTGTCACCAAACAGCCAGTGTTTCACAAAGCCCTTACGCATACCGCAGCTGCCATTAAGTGGGGCGGCGCGATTAAAAGAGCAGGAACTTACAAGGCGTTGAACAGGTTAATTCAGGGAACCGCTGCCGATCAAACTAAAAAGGCCATGGTTGATGTATATGAAAAACTGGGAGTTATCCCCTTGATTCAAGTTCATGATGAGTTGAATTGCAGCGTAAAATCTGATATAATGGCGAAAGAGATAAAAGATATAATGGAAAATTGCATAAAGATGGAAGTTCCCACCAAGGTGGAGTATAAAACTAAAAACAATTGGGGTGACGCAAAATGAAAAAGCCAGGATACAGGGATCA